GAGGAAGCATTATAGAGCCTATAAAAATCAATACGATTAAAAGGCTTAATAAAGCAAAAAAGTGGAAATACGGCTATAATAAAGAGCACGACGTTATCGTTATAAGTAAAACGGGAATGATTGGTGAGATATATGAGATACAAAATCTTAAAATAGCTTTACCAAAACAAAAAAATATATATAAATTTGAAAATAACAAGTGGGGTAGGTTTGAATATCCAAAACCTTTAGAAAAAATTAAAAGTGTTTTAGATTTTAAACAATATCCACAAGAATTTAAAGAAAAGTGGTATGATTACATCGATAATGAGTTCACCCGTAGGGAAGAAGGTTTTTGGTTTTATAACAAAGACATTCCTACTTACATTAGTGGTACTCATTACATGTACTTGCAGTGGTCTAAGATTGACGTCGGGGCCCCAGAGTTTAGGGAGTCAAATAGATTATTCTTTATTTTCTGGGAAGCTTGTAAGGCAGATCCACGATCCTATGGGATGTGTTACCTTAAGAACAGGCGTTCCGGGTTTTCTTTCATGGCCTCAGGAGAGGTGGTTAACTTGGCAACCATATCAAGTGACAGTAGGTATGGTATATTATCCAAGTCCGGTGCTGATGCAAAGAAGATGTTCACAGATAAGGTGGTACCCATATCAGTTAATTATCCCTTCTTTTTCAAACCGACCCAGGACGGAATGGACCGTCCAAAGACCGAACTTGCCTACCGTGTCCCCGCAACCAAATACACCCGTCGTAAACTTACCGCCGCCCCCACCGCCGCCGACGAAACCTTGGAGGATCTCAAGGGACTTGACACCACCATCGACTGGAAGAATACCGGTGACAATGCCTACGATGGGGAGAAACTCAAACTCCTCGTACATGATGAATCGGGGAAGTGGGAAAAGCCCAACAACATCCTCAACAACTGGAGGGTCACGAAGACCACATTAAGGTTAGGTAGTAGGGTTATTGGAAAATGTATGATGGGTTCAACAAGTAACTCATCAGATAAAGGTGGTGATAATTTTAAAAAATTATATAATGACTCAGATGTTACAAAAAGAAACCGCAATGGACAGACTCGCTCAGGACTCTATTCTTTGTTCATTCCTATGGAATGGAATTTCGAAGGATTCATTGATTCTTATGGAATACCTGTATTCGAAACACCGAAAAAAGAAATTAAGGATTTCCACGGATCAATTATTGATGTTGGAGTTATTAGCCACTGGGAAAATGAAGTTGAAGGGTTAAAAGGCGACCAGGATGCGTTAAACGAATTTTATAGACAATTTCCTAGAACTGAAGAACATGCCTTTAGAGACGAAACAAAAAATAGTATATTTAATCTAGCAAAAATTTACGAGCAAATTGATTACAATGATGAAGTCGCAAATCTGTCACAAGTTACCATCGGCAGTTTTACGTGGAAAAATGGAATTAAAGACACAAAAGTCCAGTTTACGCCAAATCCTAACGGAAGGTTTAAAGTCAGCTGGGTTCCGAGTGTAAAATTACAAAATAATATTATAATTAAAAACGGTATAAAATATCCAGGTAATGAGCATATGGGTGCTTTTGGATGTGATAGTTATGATATATCAGGAACAACGGATGGTCAAGGGTCTAAAGGCGCTTTACACGGTTTAACTAAATTTAGCATGGAAAATGCACCTGCTAATATGTTTTTTCTTGAATATATAGCTAGGCCACAAACGGCAGAAATGTTTTTTGAAGATGTATTAATGTCTTTAATATTTTATGGTATGCCAATATTAGCGGAAAATAATAAACCAAGATTATTATATTATTTAAAAAGAAGAGGTTATAGAGGCTATTCAATGAATAGGCCTGATAAAGCAAGAAATAAATTATCTGTAACAGAAAAAGAAATAGGCGGAATACCTAACTCTAGTGAGGATATAAGGCAGGCTCATGCTGCCGCAATTGAAACATATATTAATGATTACGTTGGTATTATTAATGATGGTGAATACGGAACATTGTATTTTAATAGAACATTAAACGATTGGGCTAAATTTGATATAAATAAAAGAACAAAGTTTGATGCTGCTATAAGCTCAGGTTTAGCAATTATGGCATGTAATAAAAATAAGTATAGACCTAATGCTGAACGAATAAAACAAAAAGTTAATATTACTTTAAACAAATACGAAAATAAAGGAACTACATCAAAAATTATAAGAAATTATGGCTGAATCAGTTATGAAAGATTACTTTCCAAGTCAAGCTGCCAATGATGATAAAAAATTGTCAATGGAGTATGGCTTAGAGGTTGCAAAAGCTATAGAAAATGAATGGTTTAAAAAATCATCTGGTGTTAACAGATATTTACAAAATCAAAATAATTTTCATAAATTAAGACTGTACGCACGAGGCGAGCAAAGTATACAAAAATATAAAGATGAATTGTCTATTAATGGGGATTTGTCATATCTTAATTTAGATTGGAAGCCGGTTCCTATAATACCTAAATTTGTTGACATAGTTGTAAATGGTATTGCAGAAAGAACTTACGATATAAAAGCATTTGCGCAAGACCCTAACGGGGTTAATCAAAGAACTGCTTATATGCAAAGGATATTAGTTGACATGCAAACAAAGCAAGCTACTGACTTTATTCAACAAAATTTTGGTATTTCTTTACAATCTATGTCTAATCAAGACATGCCTGAAAACAATGAGGAGTTACAACTCCACATGCAATTAAACTACAAGCAAGCTGTTGAAATAGCAGAAGAGCAAGCAATTACTACTATTTTTAATTTAAACAATTATGAATTAACTAAGAAAAGATTTTATTATGATTTAGCCGTCTTGGGAATAGGGTGTGTTAAAAATACATTTAGTAATTCAGAAGGAATTAAAATAGAATATGTAGACCCTGCTAATTTAGTATATTCGCACACAGAATCTCCGTATTTTGAAGATGTATATTATATTGGGGAAATGAAAAAAGTTACTTTAGTAGACTTGAAAAAAGAGTTCCCTAATTTAATGGATGAAGATTTACAGGGATTAATAAAAAATGGTGGTGGTAGTTATAATTTATATAATAGGCATACAAGTGGTTCTAATAAAACAGACAACAATTCAGTAGAGGTTTTATATTTTAATTATAAAACTTATATGAATGAAGTATATAAAGTAAAAGAAACTGCAACTGGTGCTGAAAAAATTATTAGAAAGTCTGATGCATTTAATCCTCCTCCAAACGCCAAGGGATTAAGATTTGAGCGTATTGCAAAAAATGTAGAGGTTTTATATGAAGGTGTATATATACCTGGTGCTAAAAAACTTTTAAAATGGGGTATTGCCGAAAATATGTTGCGTGAAAAAAGCGATGTAAATAAAGTTAAGCTTAATTACTCTATAGTTGCCCCTAGAATATATAATGGTAAAATAGAATCATTAGTAGGCAGAATAACAAGTTTTGCGGATATGATTCAATTAACCCATTTAAAAATACAACAAATACTTTCAAGGATGGTTCCTGATGGTGTTTATGTTGACGCCGATGGTTTAGCTGAAGTTGATTTAGGTAATGGTAGTAATTATAACCCTCAAGAGGCATTAAATATGTTCTTTCAAACAGGTAGTATAATAGGTAGATCGTTTACATCTGACGGCGAAATGAACCCTGGTAAGATACCAATTCAAGAAATAAATAATTCAGCAGGTACTGGTAAATTAGCCGCTTTAATTAGCACTTATAATTATTATATGCAAATGATTAGGGATGCTACGGGATTAAATGAAGCAAGAGACGCTAGCTCGCCGGATAAAAATGCTTTAGTTGGTATACAAAAACTTGCTGCTGCAAATAGTAATACAGCAACTAGGCATATATTGCAAAGTGGATTATTTTTAACAACTGAGACTGCTGAAAAAATATCTTTAAGAATATCAGATGTTTTAGAGTATTCACCTACTGCAAAAGCTTTTGTTCAAGCAATAGGGTCACACAATGTTGCAACACTAGAGGAAATGTCCGAGTTACATTTGCATGATTTTGGTATATTTTTAGAATTAGAACCAGATGAAGAAGAAAAGCAATTACTAGAAAATAATATACAAGTTGCTATTGCGCAAAATAACATACACCTTGAAGATGCTATTGACATTAGAATGATAAAGAATGTTAAATTGGCGAATCAATTGCTTAAGCTTAGGAGAAAAAAGAAAATGCAGGAAGACATGCAAAAAAATCAAGCAAATATTCAAGCGCAGGCGCAGGCAAATGCCCAAGCACAGCAAGTAGCAGCGCAAGCAGAGGTCCAAAAACAACAAGCTTTAACCCAAAGTAAGATACAGTTAGAACAAGCTAAGGGCCAACTTGATATGCAAAAACTACAAGCAGAAGCAGTATTGAAAAAAGAATTAATGCATTTAGAGTTCCAAATGAATATGCAGTTACATGGGGCTAAAAATAATGTTGAAAAAGAAAAAGTAAAAGAAAAAGAAGATCGTAAAGACGAACGAACAAAAATACAAGCTAGCCAACAAAGCGAGCTTATAAATCAACGTAAAAATAATTTACCACCAAAAAGTTTTGAATCTGGAGGTAATGATATTTTAAGTGGTGATTTTGACTTAGGTGCATTTGATCCTAAGTAATATATAAATTGTATAATCATATAATATTTTATTATGGCTGAAGAAATTAAAGCAAAAGCTGTAGAGACTGAAGAAAAGTCTATACAAGAAAAAGAACAAGAATTACAAAAAAACTCTGGGTTTGATGAAGAATCCGGCATGTACAAAGTAGATTTAACACAACCCCCAGCTCAAGAGCAAGAGGAAACAACAGAAGAACCAGTGCAGGAAAAGCCTAGTGAAGAAGTTGTGGAAGAAGTTGTTGAGGAAAAACCTGAGGAAACAAAGGGAGAAGAGGTTGAAGAAGAAACAATACTTGAAGAAATTACAAATGAAGAAAATACAACTGACGATACAGGAGTGGTGGGATGGAATGAAGCTACCGATGCCACACCGCAACAAGAAGAAGTATTATCGCAAGCTGAAACACAAGAACAAGTAGATTATCCTGAAAATATTCAAGAACTAGTTAAGTTTATGAATGATACAGGTGGTACTCTTGAAGATTACGTGGCATTAAATAAGGATTACGATAAGTTTGAGCAAATGGATTTACTCCATGAGTATTATACTCAAACAAAACCTCATTTAACTGCTGACGAAGTTGTGTTTTTAATTGATGATAAATTTTCATTTGATAAAGAAATTGACGACCCAAAAGAGGTTAAAAGAAAAGAATTATCTTTTAAAGAAGAAGTTGCGCAAGCAAAAAATCATTTAAATCAATTAAAGGATAGTTATTATAAAGAAATTAAAGGTGGCTCAAGGTTAACGCCTGAAGCTAAAAAAGCTATGGATTTTTTCAATAGATATACTGAAGAAACCGAAGCTACTCAAAAAATAACACAATCTCAAAGAGATGTGTTTAACAATAAAACCAATTCGCTTTTTAACGATAAGTTCAAAGGTTTTGAATATAATGTAGGAGAAAAGAGATTTAGGTTTAATGTGAAGAATGTAAATGAGGTTAGAGAGCACCAGAGCGACATCAGTAACTTTACTAAGAAGTTCTTGGATAAAGAAAATAAGATGGCAGATGCTCCTGGGTATCACAAAGCTTTATTTACCGCGATGAATTCCGACGCTATTGCTCAACACTTTTATGAGCAGGGAAAATCAGATGCTATTAAAGAATCTGTTAAAACTGCAAAAAACATTAATATGAACCCACGGTCAGCGCACCAAGAGGTTGAAGTTGGTGGAATGAAAGCAAGAGTTATTAGTGGAGATGATTTGTCAGGAATTAAACTAAAATTAAAAAACTATTAAAAATTAAAACAAAATGGCAAACAATAATGTTTCATTTGCTGGCCCGGTGGCCGGCAGTATAGTTACTCCTGCAGCACAGAAAATGACGCTACAGAGCAACTATTTGAATTTTCATACAGGTGGTGTAAACTGGGCACAACAGTATTTACCTGAACTGTATGCTCAAGAAGTTGAAAGATATGGTAACAGATCTGTTTCTTCATTCTTGAGAATGGTAGGTGCTGAAATGCCTATGGCCTCTGATCAAGTTATTTGGTCTGAGCAGGGTAGATTACACCTAGCTTATAATGGTCAAATTAATCCAGTTAATGGATTGGTTGACACTATTACAGGAATTGACTCTGGCGCAACGGAGGCTCATGCAATCAGAAAAGGAGCTACGGTTGTAGCTGTTGTTGGTGGTGTTGTATTTAAAGCTTTTGTTAAAGTCGGTGTTGAATCTTTTACTGATAGATTAACAATTGTACCTTACGGTGCAGAAAATGTTAATGACTTATCTGGTATTGCAGACACTGATAACCAAGTTATTAAATTCTTTGTTTATGGTTCTGAATTTAACAAAGGTACTGACAGCATGACTGAATCTGTAGAGCCAACTTTCAAATCTTTCACTAACAAGCCAATGATTATCAAAGATCACTTTGAAATTTCTGGTTCTGATACTGCTCAAATTGGGTGGGTTGAAGTAAGTGGAGAAGCTGGACAAGCTGGTTACTTATGGTACATGAAAGCTGAAGGAGATACTAGAGTAAGATATGAAGACTATTTAGAAATGACAATGATTGAAGCAGAAAAATCTGCAGCTGGCGCTGACGCGGTAGTTCCAGATGGATCTGAAGGTTTATTATCTGCAATTGCAAACAGAGGTATAGTAGCAACAAATCAATTTGATGCTGCAACTACTGCTGGTGATAAACTTGCTGAGTTTGATTTATTATTAAAAGAATTAGACAAGCAAGGTTCAATTGAAGAGAATATGTTATTCTTAGATAGAGACGCTAATCTTTACATCGACGATTTACTTGCGGGATTAAACCCACATGTAACTGGTGGTGTTAATTACGGTGTATTTGAAAACTCTGCTGATATGGCGCTTAATTTAGGTTTTACTGGATTTAGAAGAGGTTCTTATGACTTTTACAAAACTGACTGGAAATATCTTAATGATGCTTCTACAAGAGGTTTAGTAGGTGGATTAAAAGGACTTTTAGTACCTGCTGGTACATCTTCAGTTTATGACCAACAATTAGGTAAAAACGTTAGAAGACCTTTCTTACACGTAAGATATAGAGCTTCTGAAATGGATGATAGAAGAATGAAATCTTGGATTACTGGATCAGTTGGTGGAGCCAACTCATCAGGTATTGACAAAATGGAGATTCACTATCTTTCTGAAAGATGTTTAGTAACGCAAGCTGCTAACAACTTTATCAGATTTGACTCTTAACAATTAATTTAAAGGAATGGGTGCTTCGGCACCCTGCCCTTTATTATAACTTTTATTATATTATATTATGGAAAAAACAAAAAAAGTGCAGCCTGTTGAAAAGGTTGTCCAAAAACCTGTAGAGGTTAAAAAAGAAATTAAAAAAGAATACAAAGACAAAGTGTATGAATTAAATTTGAACAATACACCTATTGTATATGTATTAAAAAGCAGAGGTCTTTTTTGGTTTGATGAAGAGCTTGGTTATGAAAGAGAAATGAAATATTGTGAAAATCAAAAAACAATATTTGTTGATGAAATGAAAGGGCCAGAAAGATTAAGTCATGTTATTTTTAGAGATGGACAATTATTTGTCCCTAAAGAAAAGCAAACATTACAAAAATTTTTAGATTTACACCCTTGGAATGGGCAAAAATTTAAAGAACATAATCCTGTGGTAATTGCAGAAAATGATATGCAATATCTTGAAGCTGAAATTCAAGCATTAAATACAGCGCAATCGCTTGATGTTGATAGATTAGAGGCTATATTAAGATCAGAGTACGGAAATAAGGTGTCTGAGATGAGTTCTAAGGAGATTAAAAGAGATGGGTTACTATTTGCTAGGCAAAATCCTTATTTGTTCTTAGAATTAGCAAATGATGAAAACATAAATATTAGAAATGTTGGAATCAAAGCTGTAGAAGCTAATATTATAAAGCTATCAAATGACCAAAGAACATTTATGTGGGGTACAAATGATAGAAAGCTTATGACAGTTCCATTTGATGAAAATCCATATTCTGCTTTAGCACAATACTTTAAAACCGATGAAGGTGTTGAGGTATATCAAACTATTGAGAAAAAACTAAAGTAAACAAAATGTAGGTTAGGCCTGCTTTTGTGGGCCTTAACCTATAATAAAAAAATAATGGCAGTAAACGTAAACACAGTATACCAAAGAGTATTAGCTATAACAAATAAAGAGCAGCGAGGATATTTAACACCTCAGGAATTTAATACATTTGCAAATCAAGCACAGTTAGATATACTTGAACAATACTTTTATGATTTAAATCAATTTGGTAGAGTTCCAGGTAATCAAACAGAATATGCTGACATGTTAGAAATACTTGAAGAAAAAATAAGTATGTTTGAAAAAACTGCACAAACTGTTTCAAGCGGAACAACTTTACCAGCAGATGTGTATCGCTTAGGAACTGTTATGACAAACTGCCCAAGTTGCAGAGAAGCTGAACAAATAAGTCAAAAAGAATGGCTTTACATTAAATCTTCACCAATAGCTTCACCCACAAACGAATTCCCTGTATATATAAGAAATAATGCTGGCATAAAAGTGTACGGCACAGATAATACACAAATAACAAGTGGTGTATATGCTAATTATATTAAAGAGCCAACAAGTGTTGCTTGGGCTGCTAATAATACAACTGGCTTATATGATTCAGCATCATCTGTTAACTTTGAATTGCATGAATCAGAAGAAACAGAATTAGTAATTAAAATATTAGCATTAGCTGGAATGGCATTAAAAGATAACTCTGTATATGCAATGGCTAGTGGAGAAGACACTAAAAATACTCAACAAGAAAAATCATAATAAATGGCATTTATAAATCAAACACATTATCAGTATTATACGCCAGGTCAAAAGTTTACAGCAACTGCAAACCAAACTCAGTTTTTATTAACTTTAGACCCACTACCAACGGCAGAATCAAAATTTATTGTTTTTATTAATGGGGTTGAAGTTGATGATAATTTATATACATATTCTCAATCTGGAGGTAATGCCGGTAAAGTAATATTTTCTTCTGGTAGAACAGCAGGTGACATTGTTGAAGTTAAATTAACAAACCCTATTATTGCTGGTAATTATAGATATATATCTTTAACAGATATAGTTGCTAATTTTATGGTTTCTTATGTTGGTAAAGATAAAATAATTCCTAGAGTGAAAAGAACAGATGTTTTATTTCACGCTAAAAGAGGTATTCAGGAATTTAGTTATGATATAACTAAAGTTGAAAAAATACAAGAAATTGAAGTTCCAGATAGTTTGGCAATGGTTATGCCGCAAGACTATGTGGATTATGTTCAAATATCTAGAGTAGATAGTGTTGGTTATGAGCACAATATATACCCAGCAAGACACACTTCTATACCTAGTCAATCAATAGCACAAGATGGTGATTATGAATATTTATTTGATGACGATGATACATTATTAACACAAGTTCCAACAACACAAACTAGATTTAAAGATGTTACAGTAACAGCTGTAGATGATTCATTAGATAATGTGAATACAACCAATGAAAGACATGATGAATTTGGTAGAAGATTTGGTATAAACCCAGAGTTAGCTTCTAAAAATGGTAATTTTATAATTGATGAAATAAATGGTAAAATACATTTTAGTGCTGATTTAGTTGGGAAAGTTATAACTTTAAAATATATATCTGATGGGATGGGTACTGACGCTGAAATGCGTATACCTAAATTAGCAGAAGAAGCAATATATAAGCATATTGTTTATTCAATTGTTAGTTCAAGAATAAACTTTCCTGAATACGTTATAGCAAGATATAAAAGAGATAGATTTGCCGCAATGAGAACAGCTAAATTACGTTTAGCTAATCTTAATCCACGTGAGCTTTCACAAGTAATGAGAAATAAATCCAAAGTAATAAAACACTAAAGTATGCCAGAAATTAAAAATGCTTTTATTAAAGGTAAAATGAATAAAGACCTTGATGAAAGATTAATTCCTAATGGTGAATATAGAGACGCATTAAATGTTGATGTTGATTTTTCTGAAGGAAGCAGTGTAGGTGCTTTAAAAAATATATTAGGTACTACACAGCGAGATTCTATAACCTTGTCTTCAGCTAAATGTATAGGTAGCGTTAAAGATACTGAAAACAGTAAAATATATTGGTTTATAACATCTTCTGCAAAAGATTTAATAACCGAATGGAATTATGCTTCAAATACTTATGATACAATAATAGTTGATAGCGGAAGTGTATTAAATTTTAACACTGCTAATTTAATAACTGGCGCAAATGTTATTGATGGTATATTATTTTTTACAGATAATTTAAATGAACCTAGGCAAGTTGATATTGAATATTGGAGAGGGCAAACTTCTGGTTCATCGGGAACCAGCTCAGGATTAAGCGCGGAAAGAATTACTGTTATTAGAAAATCTCCATTAGCGGCACCAACATTAGAAATGAGCAGTTCATCAAGAGGCGGTAATGGTACAGCGGGCAACACAGCTATATTTGTAGACGCTAATTTAAGTACTGAATCTACTAGTGCTGGGAATTTAGGCACACCTAGAGATTCTGGGTATCAAATTTCTTCATCTCAAGGGGGTATTAGTAAGTTTAAAGTATCTGGGGGAACAGCAACTGATCCTAATTACCAAGCTAATGATGTTATTATATTAACACACAAATTTACAGAATCTGATGATACTGTAAAAACAATTAAAGTTAGAATAAAATTAGCTGGCAATTATTCACAACAAGGGGGTGGTAATGCTGGTGTTTTTTCAAATGCTGAAATATTAACTATATCTGAAAAAGTTCCTCGAGAAGCGGCTTTATGGACATGCACACTAGAAGAAGATGAGCCTCTATTTAAAGAAAAGTTTCCTAGATTTGCTTATAGATATAAATACAACAATGGACAATACTCGTGTTTTTCTCCATTTACAAATGCCGCATTTTTACCAGACCCAACAGTAGGTGCTGGTACTGGTGTGGAATATGATGCAAAGTCTGGTGCTAATTTAGCAATGGTTAACAGCCTAAGGTCACTAAAACTAAAAGATTTAAATCACAATACTCATGCTGACGTAGAAGAAATAGACATACTCTATAAAGATTCCGTAAGCTCAAACTGTTATTTAGTTGATACTATTAAAAAGAACTCTAGTAATGCTTTCCCAAGTCCTTTGGAATTTGAAGTAAAAGATGATCAAATATTTAAAACATTACCATCAAATCAATTATTAAGATTATTTGATAGCGTTCCTAAAAAAGCTAAGTCTCAAGAAATTACAGCAAATAGATTAATATATGGTAATTATACTGAAAACTTTAACTTAAAAGATTCTAATGGCCATAATGTAGAACCTGTATTTTCAGTAGGTATACACAATAGATATAACCCAACTGATTCTGGATATACTGATAATAGAAAACGAAGGCACTCAATAAAATCAAAAAGAAAATACCAGTTTGGTGTAGTATACATGGACGAGTATGGCAGACAGACCCCTGTATTAACAAGTAAAACAGGTGTTGTAAAAGTAGGGCAAGAAAGTGCTGGGTTTTTAAGTAGATTTAGAGCGACAATAACCTCTAACCCACCAGTATTTGCAAAAACTTATAAATATTTTATAAAAGAAATTTCCTCAACAACACATAATTTTATAGGAGATAGTTTTTATAAAGACAAAGAAGGGTTTTTATATGTTGCAGTTCCTTCAGCCGATATTAATAAAGTTGATGTTGACGACACTATAGTTCTTAAAAAGAAAAGAGGAAATGATATTTCAAATATTACAGAAGAATTTAAAGTATTAGATAAATACACAACTCCACCGCCATTTTTAGCTAAACCTTTGAAAGAAACATATGTGCCGGATATATTTGTTTTTAGTAAAAACTTTGAACAAGATAAAGACCAGCACCTTTTAAAACCAGGGAGCACACCTGTTCCAGGAAGAAATAGAATAACTATTAGCGCAATGTTTAAGTTCCAGGACACCAATATTCAAACTGGTAGTGAAATAGAATCGGACACTGCGGATGGTGTTAGTGTTCAGGCTTATGCAAAATTAAATCCAGGCGCTAAGGTAAAATTTATAACAGGTTCTGGTGAAACGGATGTATATACTATTGCAAATAAAGAACTAGACTTGGCAGATGATAATGATTTTGAATTACATTTTACTCAAGAATTTGGAGATGATGTAAAAATTCTTTATGATGATTATAATAGAGACAAACTAGTTAACACTGGTAGCGGCGCCGACATAACATATGGGGCAACACTTGTCGGGGGAGACCATACGGAAGATGGCGACACGAATACCTATGCGGGAGGTGTTAAAATGGTCGTGGTGGAGCATGTAGATGAAAGTGGTAAAGAAGAGTATCAGGGGAAATTTTTTATAAAAATAAGAAATAATACTAACTTATTAGCAGAATTAAAAGGCGAAGAAGATATAAACAATCTACAAGTATTAAGTACAATATCTTTGGATGGGGACCAAGCTGATGACGACCCAAGGCAATTTCATATGTACGGTGGCGGAAAAGCTAATACTGATTCATCTGTAACAAGATTAGGTGTTGCTGGGGCATTAAGCCCAACTGCTGGTGGTTTTGATGGTAGTCAAAATCATTTAGTATCAGGCCAATCAGGATATGGGGCAGGCCAATCTTACAATCCTTCAGTTGGATTTATTAATAATACAGAGTTAGATAAGGGCTATCATTTTTGTATAAGGACTGATGGAAAATTTTCAAGAAGAGCATCAAAATTTGCCACATTACCTCTTGTAACAGGTTTGGAAAAAGCTCCTTCAAATAAAAATAATTATAATAGCGATACAGATGTGTACTTAAGATTTGACAGATCTAGGGGCCAAGTTATTGCTGGGCAAGCTGCCGATAATAATTTATATAAAATAGAAAGGGTATATAAATATCTTGAAAGAGGTGGCGGGGGTAATTTCAATGATGGTGATGCTGTTTATTTAATAAAATTAGATAAACAATTAGCGCAAAATTTAATTTTTAATGGTGCTAAAGAGTCTTCAAGCACTAATAATATAATGCAAATATCAGTCCTTGAGTTTAAAGAAAAAGAAAATCTAGTAGGCGTACCTGAACCACCTATATTTGAAGTATTACCAAAAGATGATACGGATATTGATATATATTATGAAACTCAAGAAGTTTTTATAATAGCATCTGACGGGACAAATAATCATGGTAATGTTAATACATTATCTTATTATAATTGTTTTGCTTTTGACAATGGTGTAGAGTCTTTGGCAATTAGAGATAACTTTAATTCTCCAGCCGTGGGTAAGGGTGTTAGGGTTTCAACCATATTTGAAGATAAACCATATATTGAAGAAACATTAAAAAACAATTTAATATTTTCTCAAATATACAATGGTAAAAACGCTTTAAATAGACTTAATCAATTTATAATTGCAGAAGATATTACAAAAGAATTAAATCCCGATTATGGTAGTATACAATTATTACATACTAGATATAATGATATAATCGCATATTGTGAAAATAAAGTTGTAAAAATATTAACAAATAAAGACGCATTATTTAATGCTGATGGCAGCACTAACGTAACATCTAACAAAGCGGTTTTAGGCCAAGCAAACCCTTACAATTCAAACTTTGGTATTGGTACAAACCCTGAAAGCTTTGATGAATTCTTATTTAGAAGTTATTTTGTTGACGCTAAAAGCGGTGCAGTTGTAAGGCATTCAATGGATGGAATGGAGGCAATATCTGATTACGGTATGAAGGATTATTTTAGAGATAATTTAAACTTACAATCAGGATATATATACGGTTCTTATGATGTTGTTAAAAGCCAATATAATCTTTCTTTACCCACAGGTGTTAATACCACGCTTTCTTTTTCAGAGTCAATTAATGGGTGGTGTAGTAGAAAATCTTATATAAATGAAGGTGGGGTTAGCATGCACAATAAGTATTTTACATTTAAAAGTGGACATATACATGAGCATCATGTTGGTGCTAGAAATACATTTTATGGGGCAGCAACTACTCCATTTGTAGAGTTTATATTTAATGAATCTCCTGCTAATATGAAAAACTTTAGGACTTTAAATTATGAAGGGGATAGTGGCTGGACTTGTTCCAGTATAGTTACAGACCAGCAAGATGGGGCTGTAGATTCATTTGTAAATAAAGAAAATAAATATTTTAACTACATAAGAGGTATAGGCGAAACTGCTTCCACAATTGATTTAAAAGCTTTAAATGTGCAAGGGATAGGGGTGTATAGCAATGTTTCAACAAATAGCAACCATGTGACATATACTTTTACTAATAATGTGCCACAAGATTTACAAGTTGGTGATACATTATATTATGTACACCCAACTGGAAGTGTTGTTACAGCGCTTCAACTTGTAACAGCAGTTACGGCAACATCAGTAACAGCAAGATATTCATCAGCACCTCCAACAAGCGGAGCTCCTTATTTTGTATTTTATGCAAAAAATGCAAAATGGCAAACAAGTGGGTTATTGGGTTATTATGCAACTGTTAAAATGCAAAATACATCTACAGACTCTAAGGAGATTTATTCAGTAGGGAGCGAAGTTAGTATAAGTAGTTAATACGTAATAATAAATATATAAAAAAATAAATAATTATGCCAAACGGAAATAATAATCAATATCAAGGAATGCCTAATATTACAGGCGTTTTAGACCACTTCCAGCAGCAGACCGCTAATCCTAACGTAGGCGGTGGGGTAGGCGCTAATTTAGGGCAAAGTGTGGTGGCCGCTACAGGTATGGTGCTTGATTCCCTTAATCCATTAGCTGGCGCTGCAAAGGCTGTTGGTGGAGCTGTAAAGGCAGTTGGTAGCTTATTTGGTGGTGGTAAAAGAAGAAGAGAACAAAGAAGAGCTGAGCAAGAATTAGCTGGAAGAAAAGTTAATTATGAAAGTCTAGACACGTCTAATCCTTATAAAAATGTAACAAACCCTTATCAAAATTTAACGGTTAGTACACAGGCTGCTGATTTTGCAGCACAACAAACCGCGCAGGGCTCTGCAAATATAATGAATAATTTAGCCGCTGCTGCAGGTGGGGGTGGTGTAGCCGCTTTAGCACAATCATTAGCTAATTCACAGGCGATGGCTGCTCAGCAAGCTTCTGCAGGTTTAGCTAAACAAGAACAAAGAAATGCAATGTTAGGAGCACAGGGTGAAAGTCAAAGACAAATGGCTGTTGCTGCTGGTGAAAGACAATCGCAAAAAATGGAATTTGAAAAACAAGGTACATTACTAGGTATGGCTCAACAAAGAAAAGCAGCTGCGGACCAAGCTAGAAAAGATGCAACTGACGCTTTAGTTAGTGGTATTACTGATATAGGTATGGGTGCGGCAATGGGTGGCTTAGGCAAGCAACCAGGTGGATTAAATCTATTCCCAGGTAAATAAATAAAAAACATGGCAAATAAATTATTAATATTAGGAGCTGCAATGGCTCACAAAAATAAAAGCTACAATCTTAGTAGATCAATTGTTCCCGCTGTTGATGCTGGTGTAAAAACTATTGTAGATGAACTAGAGGTTCAAAGGAAAAGAACTAATGAAGCTAGTCTCCTTACACAGCAATATCTTGACCAACTACCGGAAAATCCAGAAATAGACTTATTAGATGAAAATTTAGCGGGCATGTTTACTTCTGACCTAAATAATATAAGAAATAATATAGGTAGAATAAATATGGATAGATATAAAAACGCTTATAAATATTCACCAGGAACAGAAGCCTATACAAACATGATGACAGAGCTAAAAACAAATGAAAAACTTTTGAAAAAAAGATTGAAAGAAGCTCAGGATATACAGATGGCAAAAAGTAACTGGATTAATGAGCATGCTAATATTTCTGAAACATGGAAAGATTTTAACCCAGATAAATATATAGCTTTAACACAAATATTAAATAAAGAAAACCCTAATTATACAGCTAAAAGGGACTCAAAAGGTGAACTTATTTTAACCACTACCATACCTAGTGGAAAAACTGTTGATGTAAAAGTAAGTGATTTAGATAATTGGGAAGAATATCCTCAGCCAGAAATAAATAAAATTAATGAATTTTATGAAATAGCTCAAAAAGCTGGAAAGCAAGGACTAGATATTCCAGCCGCCAGCGTTGGCCAGATGACAACTTATTTAAATAATTTTATAGGTGAAAATGAATATGCTGTTCTTTCGCTTATGTTTGATGACTTACCTATGGGTAGTAATGAAAATAAAATGGCTTTCTTTACAGAGCAGGAATTAATAAGTATGTTTGATGCAGATAAAGATGGAGCGGTGTCTCAAGAGGAAAAACAAAACTGGAGGCCACTTGATTTTAGAAATATGAAAAACAAGGTTGTAGATCGTATTATGAAAAGAATATGGGAAGAAAACAAAAAAGCCAGACCACCTAAAGCAACTTATTTTAATAACCCTGAAGATTCACAATCGGAAAACCTCCGAAAAGAAATGATGGCTAACAATACAACTAGATTAATTGCTTTATTAAATGATTCAAAAAATTTAGGTATTAAAGAAATTATTAATAAAATTGCTGATAGTTCTTATTTAGCAGGTTCAATTGCTAAAGTAGAAGGAACATCTATTTTACCTGATGAAAATTCAATATCGGGCATGGTTATTAAATCTTTTGATATTAAAAACGCAGTTGCACAATTTAAAAAGGATGGCAACGTTATACCATTGATTGAAAAATTAATGACAAAATTAGGCCCAACAAAAAAAGATAGAAGTGCTGTTTACACTGATCTTTATTATTATAATCAATTAAGTGAAGATCACAAACTTAGACAAATATCAGAAAGCGGGGGATTAAATCCTAATAAATCAAACTAAAAATAATATATGTCAAATATAAATCAACTATTGATAAAGGCATTATACAACGAATATGATCCCAATGTAAACATTGATGATCAAGTAAGGTTTGTTAATGAAAATTATACTTCACAAGATAAATTTGTGGAAGACTTTTATAAAGAGTATGATACTGAATTAACAGATGATATTAAAAGATTTATAAGAATGAATTTTGGGGGGTTTGAAATAACAGCAGACCCCACAATTGATTTAGATGAATCTGGTTTGGAGCTAGAGCCAGAAACTGCTGATTGGGTGTCTCAGGGCAGTTTAAGTAAAAGCCAATGGAACACTATAGACAGAAAATTTGGAACTAGTGAAAATCCTAATTTTGATTATTTAACTTTACCTGTTTATAAACTTGCCCCAACAGGAGAAAATATTTTTGAAAAAGGAATGAATGTTGGTACGCATAACCAAGAAGTTGTGGCAACTGATAAATTACAAGCATATGAAGATTTAGGACTTACTGAAGACCAAATAAAATATGAAATCCAAAAACAAAAAGATATTTTAATTGACCCTTATTCTGAAAAAGCACAAGAATATTTTGTATCAGTTAACATTGATGGAGACGAAGAGGCTGACGCTATTAACAAATGGAAGTTAAATAACCCAGGGAGCGACTTAGAGCAAGAAGCTAAAAGACGTATATTGATGAACTTTAAAAGCATATATGCTAATAATTTAGTTGAGGGTAAATTAAATAAATGGTTTCTAGGTAAAGAAGAATTTTTCTCGTCAGGGTTTGACCAAAGCATGAAATACAAAGGGGAGGAACAAACCGGTAAAGAGCTACAATTTGATTTAATTAGCCAAAGTCTTGGTAATACGCCGTTTACCTTTCTTCAAAAGTGGTCCGCTAAAAGAGGAGATAAAAAAAGAATGCTTTCAGAAAAGTCTATTATAAAATTAGATATTAAAGAGTTTACAGATTTTTCTGAAAAATATCAGGATGCTTTTAAAGATAATGAAAAATTAGGGCAAACAATATTAAATTACCAGAAAAAAACACAAGAAGAAGGTTTTGAATTCGATGCTGATCAGTATAGCGAAATGGAACAAAATTTAGCTGTATACAATGCAAATAGCAAGTATTTAGCTGGAATTGGTTCTAGACTACAGTTAACTGCAAAAGACATGCGTATAGCAGATGTGGCGGGAAATATGTTAGGAAAGGATTATGATTTACTTAAAAAGAATCTTGCTTCTGTTGGTTTAGGATTTGGAGGATTTGGAATGGGTGCACTGAGAGTATTATCTGGTACAGCAAATTTACTTCCTGGCATAGATTTTTCAGAAGCTATGGATAATCTTTCATTAGAATGGAGTAATTATTATGCTGATGTTAAAAACTCATATGCGCCAGATATTTCATTTGAGGATAAAGGCGAAAACTTTGGGCAATGGTTTGCACAAGAAGTTTCAACACAAATTCCAGTTTTTACATTAATGATAGCTTCAGGCGGGCTTGCTGGTTTAGGTTTTAGAGGTCTTGCAGCAAGGGGTGTAATTGGTAAAAAAGTGTTAAAAGGCTCTACAAATATTTTTGGCAAAAGCTTTACTAATATGGCATTAGTTCAAACAGCAGGGTCTGGTTCAGGTATAGGTTTTGCTTCTGGTGGAGAACAATATAATAGAATGACTGTAGCGGAAATGCAGGATCCATTTTTAGAAACATCAGATGCCCATAAATTATTAATATCCGCTGGATATGGTGCGGCTGAGGGTGCATTTGGTACAGCCCCTTCATATTTCTTTTTAAGAAATACTTATAAATCATTAATTAAAGCTAGTGGTAAAAAAGAATTAAGCTATAAATTGGGCATGAAACAGTTCTTTAAAGAATATGTTGCAACACCTATGCTAGCAGAATCTGTAAGTGAAGGATTAACCACAGTTACTCAAAATATTTTATTAGATAGACCCTTAATGGAAAACGTAGACCATGCAATGTTTTCTGGGGCAATGTTTAGTCTTATTATGAATGCAGCCCCCGCTATAGGTGGAAGAATAATGTCTGATTTTTCTAATTTAGAACAATCAACCGAATGGAAAAGAATAATTTCAGAAATTGATGCAATTACAAAAACTTTAAATAGAACAACAAAAGATAAAGATTTAATTAAACAATTAAATGATCAATTATACGGTGCGGAATATTTTGGATTAGATGATAGCGGTAAAAAAGTTAAGAAAAGAAGTAAGGGGTTGATTCAAGAAAGAAATGAAATGATGAATGATCTATGGAACAACATTCAACAAAATGTTGACGATAGAACTTTCAGGAGACATATGGAGGCTCAAACAAGAAAGCATGAAATCCAGGCTGAAATGCAATTGTTAGTTGATAAAGAGGGGGAAGTTTTTATGAGCTCCCAGGGTAGAAAAAGAATGCAAAAGCTTAATAAAGAATTAGCAAGAATACAGAGTGGTATTGATTTGTTCCAAGCACAAGGAGAATTTGGCAATGAATTTAATCTTTTAAAATCTACAGACCCTGATATTCATGAAGCATATGAAAAGAAAGCTAAAAAACAATTACGACTTGACGGTATAAAAGACCCATCACCCTCTAAAGTTTTTGATGCGGCATCAAACCTTTATTTTGAAGAAACATTTGACGCAAACATAAAAAAGCTTGCTGCTAATAAAATATATAAACAACTCAAAAAAACAAATAATATTAAGGAATTGATGGTTTTTCAAAGCAACGAAGAAGCTATTCAATATTTAAATGAAAACCATAAAGAACAAGCTAATAAAAAGAACCGAAAAGGACTTGTGTTTAAAAATGGTAAATTTGTTAAGAAAACAGGCAGCATTGTTGATTCAATTAAAAATGGCGATTTAAGTGGATTTTACATAAATTCAACAGGGGTGCAGATGGTAATGAGAGAAAATGCTTTATTAAATCAAAAGCGAGGTACTGGGTTCCATGAATTGTCTCACGGTATAGTGGCGGAAATGGTCAAAAGCCTTGACCCTGAAAAAATGAATTTATTAGCAAGACAAATAATTTATCATTTAAAAGCAACAGACCCAAAACTAGCTGCAAAAATGTTTTCAAAAGCAAGTTTAGCAAAAGCTGCTTATATGGGGAAAGACGGGGTGTTTACAAAATTACAAGCTGAAGAGGCTATAGTGGCTTTTATGGAAGAAGTTGCAAATGGAAAAATTAAAGATAAGAGATTTATGGGATTAACAGCTGCCGCTCTTAAAAACGCTATAAAAGAAGGCGTGGATTTAGATATTAATTTTAAAGGCGCTAATGATGCTGTAGGTTTTTTATATGACATGGCTGTTAAAATACAGAAAGGTGAAATTGATTTTAAATTTATAAAAGAAACCGAAGCCTCAATGCAATCACTGATTGGTAAAGCAGATAAGGCTGTAAAAGATTCTGATTTTGGAAAAGCTTCAGAAAATAAAACGGACTCTGAGCTTATACAAGACATTTATAACAACATTGGAGCAGAAGGCGCAAACCAAATTGCAAATAATAAATATATTAGAACGGTTATAAAAGAAATTTCTAGAAAATATTCACAAGTACCTGGATATGCAACCTATAGACAAGATTTTGAGCTAGCATTAGTTAATGACCCTATATATGGGGTGCTAGGTTCTTTGTTAACATATGACGCAAAGAAAAATCCAGTACTAGCTTCTCATATTATAGCGAGGCTAAGACAAAGGAGTAAAACTATTGCGCAAGACATATTTCCACAGTTTTTTAGCGAAGACACAGATAATAGAACATATGAAGAAACTGAGCCCGAAATATTAGACCAAAGAGAGAGCCTTAGAATTTCACTAGGACTAACTCCGGATGTTGTAGACAGGGTTAAGCAAGCTGTATTAAAAACGTTTGGGGGTAAATTACCTAATGTTACAAGCATGGAGTTTAGAAAAAAGCTTCAAGAATCTTTTAGAATATTCTTAAAGAAAACTATAGCAAAAGATGTATTAGGAAATCAAGACGCTTATAAAGCATTTTTAGAAAACAATTTTGAATTAATATATGGTGTATTATCGCAAGGTAATATAAATAAAAGATTTAAATCTTTTGCTGAACCTGTATTAGGAAAAGATGGTAAACAATTAAGAGAAAAAACAGCAGAGGGTAATAAGGTATTTATTAAAAGAAAAATTACAGAGAAAGAGTTTGTAGATTATTTTTTAGGCGAAGACGTTGGTAGATCAACACAAGGGACAAGAAAAACAGCATTAGCAGAAGCTTTAGCTGAAGAGATTGCGTTTGATGCAACATTAACAGTGTTAAGAGATACTACACCTATAGATAAATCTGGAAATACTTTATTAGATAGAGTTGAACAAATTATAGAAATTAATGGTGAACAATTTAGCGAAAACTATTTAGCTCAAGTTGCAAAAGAAATTGATAGAGCCACTGGTTTTAAATTTAGCGACTCAAGTGTTGGTATAACTGTATTAGACTTTGATGACACGGTTGCAGTTTCAAAAAGCAAGGTTATTGTTAATATGCCAGATAAAACTAAAAAAGAATTAACACCCGCTGAATTTGCAAAACAACATGATGCTTTAAAGAAAGAGGGCGCTGAGTTTGACTTTAGTCAGTTTAATAAAGTTATAGGTGGTGAAAAAGGACCTTTATTTGGTAGATTACAAAAAGCTGTAAATAAATTTGGTAATAAAAATGTATTTATATTAACAGCAAGACCTCAGGCAGCGGCGCCAGCAATCAAAGCATGGTTAAAATCACAAGGTATAGCATTATCGGAAAAGAATATAGTAGGGCTAGAAGATGGTTCACCCGAGGCAAAAGCTGATTGGATATTAAATAAAGCAAAAGAAGGGTTTAATAATTTTTATTTTGCTGATGATGTATTAGAAAATACGTATGCTGTTGAACAAGTTTTATCCCAGGTAGATGTTAAATATAGGGTTGATCAAGATTTTGGAAAATTTAGCGAAACTAAATCTAACATGATAAAACTAATAGAATCATTTGATGGTGATTTAGGTACTTTTGTTGAATTTTTTAATGCTTTAGTAGAAGGGCAGAAAAAATATAAAGGTATAACCTCAAAATACATTAAAGACCGTAAGGGACAAGCTTTAGAATATTATGTAGCAATGGAAGTTAAAGGTATACTTGGGGATAGGGTTGAGATTGCTAATATGGATGCTTTAAAGGAATTAAAAACCGGAGACACAGGTATTGATATTAAATTTAAAATTGACGGTGAGAAAGAGTTTGGGATGGAAATTAAAAACAAATTTACCGATAGAGTTGGCTCAAAAACCGGGTATGAAGCAACAGGTGAATTATTAGGTCAAGATGCTTTAGTAAAAATTAAAGACGCCCATGAGGTATTACTAAAAAGAGTTACAGATGTTCTTGATAAATTAAATATTGAATATTATATAGATAAAGATAATGACAATAAACTTTATACTGAAAAATTTATTAATGGCAAAAAAATAGATATTTTATTAGCTGAAAACGGTGTTCTTTTTTCTGATCAACAATTTAATTTTGAACTTAAGGGATTAGAAACTGTTGCTAATATATATGCAGAAAAAGGCGGCAGCTATATAAGTTTTGATGATGTGGGTATATTTTCTTTAAAGTCTAACCCAATGATGATGGGGTCGAAAAAAACTTGGTATGGTGTTAGGACTGGAGGAGTAAGAAGCATAATAGGTTTAACCGATAAAAAGGGGAATATGTTCAATACAGGGGTACAACCAACACTTAAAACAGGGAAAGGCGGCAGCACGTTTTACAATAAGAAAAGTGGTAAAAATTTAATAGCTGATGATGTAAGAACATTTTTTGCAAGAAGTTTCTTTTATATACAAAAGTCAGATGGCACAAGAGCAAAGGCTTCGGATATAGACAACAGTATTGATGTAAATGAAGCATTTGGTAAAATGAGCGAAACCAATGTGAATTTAGATAATGAATTAAATAATATAATTGAAAAAAGTACTAAAGCTCAAGGTAAAACTGTTAAAAATATTGTTCGCTATTCTGATACCAAGGCTAGATTAATGGGGAAAGATAAAGGCGGTGGAGGAATTATTTTTAAATTTACCGCAGATGATTTAAAAGGTTTTACTTATGAAATAATGAAGGGCATAAGAGGTAAAGAAGGGGATGCTGCAATCGCATTTTTTGACGAGCATTTGCATAGACCTTATGACGCTGCTTATCATGGTATGGCTGGAGAGCAAATGTATTTAATGGAAGGGCTTAAAGCTTTAAAGAAAAGAATGCCTGGTGTTCCAGCAAGAATGAATGATAAAATAGATGGTAGCGTATATACAAATGATATGGCGGTAAGAGTATATCTATGGAAAAAACAAGGTATGGATATACCTGGTATTCCTAAAAAAGACGTTCAGGATTTAGTTAATCATGTTAAAAATGATTTAAGCCTACAAACATTTGCAGATGAATTACACGCACTACAAAAATCTGATGGTTACCCTGCTCCTACTGAATATTGGGAGGCAACAAATATAGAAATTGATTTATATGAAGCTTTAAATTCAGTTAAAAGAAAAAAGCATCTTAAGCAATGGGAAGAAAATGTAGGTATTATATTCTCTCCAAAAAATTTAAGAAAAATAGAAGCTGTTTATGGTAGTGAATTTGTTAAAAATTTAAAAGACATGCTTGAAAGAATGCGTACTGGTAAAAATAGAAAAGTTTCTAATACACCAGGGGGCAAATTAGTACAAGATTATCAAAACTGGATAAATGGTGCTACTGGTGTTATAATGTTCTATAATATGCGTTCAGCTATACTTCAAACAATATCTACTATAAACTATATGAATTGGCATGATAATAACCCTTATAAAGCTGGAAAAGCATTTGCAAATCAACAACAATACTGGACAGATTGGTTAATGATTTTTAATTCCAATTATCTTCAAGTAAGAAGAGCCGGATTAAAATTAAATGTAACAGAAAGCGAGCTATCTGATATGGCTTCACGAAAAGGGATTAGAGGGGTTATAGGTTTATTATTAAAAAATGGATTTACACCAACAAGAATAGCTGATAGTTTTGCAATATCAACAGGTGGAGCTACAATGTATCGTAACAGAGTAAATACATATTTAAAAAAGGGTATGAAACAAAAAGCCGCTGAGAACAAAGCTTTTGAAGATTTTATGAAAATCACAGAAGAATCTCAGCAGTCAAGTAGACCAGATAAAATATCTGCACAACAAGCAAGTGATGCTGGGCGAATTATGCTTGCTTTTGCCAATACACCAATGCAGTATAACAGGTTAATAAAGCGAGCCGCACAAGATTTATATTATGGTAGAGGTGATTGGAAAACAAATATAAGTAAAATAGGGTATTATAGTACTGTACAAAACTTTATATTTAATGCTTTACAAAAAGGGCTATATGCTTTAGGATTTGGATTAGACGAGGATGACCCTGAAAAACAAGAAGCAAGAACTACTAAAGTTATGGAAGGAATGGCAGATAGTTTATTAAGTGGTTTAGGTACTCAAGGAAAATGGGCTTTAGTAGTTAAAGGGTTGATGCAAGATATAGCTAAAGAACGAATGGGTTATCATGAGACATATTGGGAAAACTTTTTACAATTATCTCCACCAATAGGAAGTAAAATCAAAAAATGGATTAGTTCTGAATATTTATTTGATAAGTATGAAGATAGTAAGCAGGCACGAGAGGTTTCTTTACGTAACCCATATCTTATGGCTTATGCACAATATGCCTCAACTATATTTAATATACCTTTAGATAGAGCTTTAAGAAAAATTCACAACTTAGAATCTGTTATGGCAGATGATACAGAAGATTGGCAAAAGGCCGCATTATTTATGGGATGGAATGAGTGGGATGTTGGTATTGACGGGTATACAAGAACTAAATATGGTAAAACACCAGTCAAAACCGATGAGTATGTAAAAGAAAGAACTGAAACAAAAGAAGAGCATCAAAGAAAAATTGATTCTATTGTAGATTTAGGGTGGACAAGAATACCTTTATCAGGACCAAAATCATTTGAACCAGAAGGTAAGCTTGGGGTAGACTATGTAAGATTGAAAAGAAAAATTGATGGGAAATGGCAATATTTTGTACCAAAAAAAGTGTTTGACAAAAAGTTTCCACCTCCAGCGCCTCCAACAGCAGAGGATTATATTAAAAAAGCTAGAGAGAGATTGAAAAAAAGAGGACTAACATTATAAATTATAAATTATGGCTAAAGAATTCA